GCTGGCGGTACCTGTCAAACCTTACCGCGTAGCATTGTCCCTTTTCCGTGTTTTGTAAAGTGATTTGCATAACGGTTGTTTTTATTATTGGTTAGGCGAACTCGTCGAAGGCTTTCACCTCCTCGGCGATCTCCTTGATCTGCTCTTTTTTCTTCCGTCCCCGTTTCTTAGGCTTCTCTTCCTTCTCGCCCGTGATATCCGATTCCTCCGGGGTATCGAAATCGAAGGATTCTTGCTTGATGCCATATTTACCTTCGAACAGATAAGCGTCCACCTCGTAGCTACATCTACCGATGGCCTCTTTCAACTCGGCTCCGTAAAGGTACCCGTCGCCGGACTCGTCCTCATATTTGGTGAACGGGACGGAGAGGTTAAGGATCTGCCCGCTTTTCAGGAGCTTTTGCGCTTGGATTGATACGCCGGCTGATTCATCATTACCGCCTTTACTGTATCCGGTGACGATGATATTCTTTAGCTTCTCGTTCAAGTCATCGTCGGAAGGATTGGCGACATTGACCAATGTAGCCTCGTACATCTCACAGATTTTCACTACGTGTGGCTTAAGCCGGTTCAACGCGTACAGTAGATCGGGGTGGATAAACTGCTCCGATTCCTTTAGGATGTTGTTCTTGTAGTTCGCTTCCACGAACTTTTCCGTATACTCCGCCGTGAGCTGGTTGTTCTTGATCTTCACTTTCTGGATCTCGTACACGGGTTGCTCTTTTACTAATTCTTCCATGTTCTTTTAAAATTTAGGATTGTTATAACTCTGAGGCGCTAAGGCCATTTCAGCTTTCGCCTTGCTAATTATCGTGCGACACCATTCCAATTGGTGGGTCGCGGTACGGTTCAATCTATCACACCAGTCGACTAGGTATTGCTCATCCTTGCACAGGCTGTCGATGATAGCGTTTATGGCCTTTGAGGTCGCTCCGGCCCGTGAAGCGGTTTCCCGTAATGTGTCGAATACTTCCGATTTCTTTTTCACGTTCAGATGGTATTTGGCATCTGCTAACAGTTTCCCGGTCCGGGCGATATAGACGGCAAGGTCGTTTCCACGTAGGACAGCTTCTTGTACGTCTTCGCTCATTGTGATATTCAGGAAGGCATCTATGGCGGCCAGTTCCTCGGATATCTTGTCTGTCGGTGTGATATTGAGATTCATGATTTTTATTTTAAGATATAATCGTTGCCACAGTTGCCGCAATGATATACGTTGAATGTATCTCCCGTATGCGTCTGTAATTTCTTTACGAGTACGGGAGCTCCGCATATAGGGCATTTCTTTACCAGCCTGTACTTTAGCCAGCCGATTAGGATTAAAATTAGACTCTTCATACTATTAGCTTATTAGCATCCACCACCGGAAGGCTAGTTCCTCGTATTTCTCTTTCCCTTTCCGGTAGATCGGATCGCCCCGTCTGATGAATGCCTTGAACACTTTCTGGTTTTTCTTGGAGATGCCATAGATGAAATCTTGCCGGCTTCCGGCGATGTCCATGTACCAGGCCCGTGAACGATCCCAATCGAAGAAATCAATCGCCTCGTCGAACTGCTTTTGGGTACTGGCGAAAGTACTTTTTAGGTCTCCCCCGAATCCGTATGTGGGAAGCCACCAGTCCCATTTGCAACGGGTGTCGAGTGTGTATTCAAAGTTACCGTATTGGAAACGTTGTCCCTTGTTTACCATGAACCGCTGTGTCTCCGCTTTAGCAAGCACTTGGGCTAAGAACGGGTCTCGGCGTGCCTCCATCCGCAGGGATCGTTTCATCGCTTCCGCTAACTCGAAATCCTCCCCGGAATACAATACGTCGTCCACCATGCGCTTATCATACCTGACCCGTTCCGGCTCGGTGATCATAGCGTCAATCAAGCTCCCGAACTTGAAAGCCTTCTCCTTATCCCCGTATTGCGTACGGGGATAGAGGAGGTTCTTTAACTCTGTGAGGTCTGAGTTGCTGACCTCAGACCGTTGGTAATACGTATCTTGCATTTTCTTCCTGTAATTCTAGGTACTCGAGTACCGTGTGATCGAACTCGAAATTGTAAGTGTTATCCTTTAGCCACCGGAACCATTTGCGGCCCTCTTCCGTATCTAGGATCGTCTTTAGATTGGCCGGGCAACGTCTGTATTTCCCGAAGTTTATCCATGAGGACAGATATAGCTTTCTCATATCACTTGGCCGTTATATCATCGACATATTTCACGAATGCGGACTGGATTCGCTCACCGTCCTTATTGGCTGTTTTCTCGCAATAGGAGATCATCTTCTTATGGATCTTCTCAAGATCCTCCATGCTCATGTTGATACCCTCACGCATGAACCACATCTGGTATACCTGCATGAATCCTTGTGGATTGGTGACTTGGATCTTTTTCTTGATCTTCGCCTTGGTAGGGGTAGGAGACATACTGGCGGCACTGAAATCGAAGGCTGCCTGTACTTCCGCGGTGGCTTTCTCTGCCTCCGCCTTGGCTCTCGCTTCCTCTTCCTTGCGCTTGCGTTCCAGTTCGGCCTTTTGACGTTCCTCCGCCTCTTTCCGTTTGCGCTCCTCCTCCAGCCGTGCCGCCTCGATTGCGTTGGTCTTGCGAATTTCCTCTTGCTCCTCCAGTTGTTTCCGGAGGGATGGGAGGCGGTCGACCAAGGATTGTTTCAGTCCCTCGATCTCGAAAGCGTATCGATCGGAATATTCTTTTTTCTTTAGGATGGCTATCTCGTTCTTGATCGCTTTGCGGGTCTCACCGTCCATATAGAATGTCTGTTTGTTATCCACGACGTTTTTCACGAAATCCGTCCATGAGAAACCGGTGCTTGTTTGCGTGATCTGCCGGCATACGTCCCCATACGTGGCTAGGGAGGCACGATTGAAAATCCCGTTCAAGGCGTTGATATGCTTCTCGACGTAGGCGGCGTACGTGGTATCAAGCAAGACCGTTATGTCGGCCCGGTATTGGGCTTTCTCGTTCTCCGCCAACTGTTTTTGCCGGGCCTCTTCCTCACGGCGTTTTTGCTCTTCCAGCTTCTTGGCGGCGTATTTGTTACGCTCCATCTGTAGCAGATAAGGGATGGTTCCCTTGGATTTGGCGTCTATGGAACCCTCTAGTGTCGTGAAACGTTTGGATATAGCCGTTAGCATTTGGGTTAACGGCTTCCGGCGGTTGTTCATGTTCTCTACGGTCTTCTTTGACTTCGCAAGGTATTCTTGTACCGCAGTGTCGATCTCGTCCGTGCCGATACCTCCATTTCCCTCAATCGTGTCCAAGAGGGTTTTCCCTGCGTTCGTGCAAGCTGAGACCGACGCCTCATTGCGGGCGAGAATATCCGGGGCTGTCTGTAAGATGCTAATGACCTCGTTAGCCTTGAAAGGTAAATTGTTATTCTGTGTATCCATGTCGATAAAATTTTGAATGTTGATATTGAACTCTTAAAATCCGGCTTCTTCATCTTCTTGTGATATTTGGGATGTTATACCAGATACGGGTACCGGTTCCGCTTGCGGTTGCTCTCCGAATCCTTGTAAAGGATTTTCCGATTGGGGCTGGAGGGCTTGCGGTTGCTGTCCGGCTTGATTGGGCTGGATAACGGTTGTTTCTTCCAGTCCGTAGTCGATCTCTTGCGGTTCCTCCTGTGTCTCGAATGAGGAGAACTGTCCCGTGCGTACCTTGGGATATCCGTCGAAAGCGTGCTTGATAAGCTTGCTTTCCAAGAATCCCGGATCAATACCTCCTTCGCTAGAGGTATAAAGGGCATTGGCCTTCCCTTCTTTCTGCCGGGTTTGCGGGTTCCATTTCTGGTTGTTCTTAAAGCTGTACGCTTCCAATCGCTTGATATCGCCTTCCATCATCCAGTGCCAGTCCACGGTACCGTCGGTGCGTACGATACGTAAGAAACCACCTATCACCTTGTTGGACTTTCGGGGGCATGCCGCTTGGTAGGTCACGGTCTTTACGCCGTCGATCAACCCGGGGGAGAAGGTATCGCCCTCATAGCAAACCACGGGATTATCCACGTAACGGACTTGTCCGGCACGTTGCCGCATGACTAACTCGCCATATCCGGTGATGGAGAGATAAGCACGTAGTTCGTAGATATCGCTACCGTTGTTATCCTTATAGCCGGTCTTCGTGCTACGGGGAAGAATATAACAGTGCGGTCGTCCTGTCGGGTCAAGTGACAGGCCGTTGACCGCTATATCCAAAAAGCATCCATAGAGGGATAACGGTGTGCATTTTTGCAGTTCCGGCTTGTCTTGTAAGATCTTCCGGAAGTTGAATTTCTCTTTCTCGTAGATTTGCGCTCCTTGGGCGGTACCCCAGATCGCGTTATACATTTGGATGAACTTTTGTTCTACCCTGTTATCTTCTGCTATCATGAGCGGGTTTAGCTGATTCAACTCAGCTACTTTGATCTGAATTAGATTCGACATGATGTTATGTTTTTAAATGTTAGTTACCAATGTTTAGCTATCATGTAAGCCATTGCCGCACATCCGGACGTCGTGATGATATGCAGGAAATGTCCTAGGCAAATAGCCACGATTCCAAGTATGGCGAGCGTTCCGAAAAGGATGTAAAATCCCCACCTCACCGCTTGGGCGAGTTTCCAGTAATCTGTTTTCATACGTCAATGATTTATTAGCAATGCGGTTTACCGTCCGTGAAATAGCGAGTTGGATGGGTATTGTAAACTTCCTTTTGCAACGCCTTGCCAAGGTGCCTTGCTATGTTAATGATTCATTTAATAGTCGTATGGATCTAGGGCGCACTTATACAGGTTTTCCAGCCTGTACTCGATTTTGCCCGGTCGCTTGTAACGTTGTAGCCTACCTTCCGAGACCCATCTTTCCACGTTCTGTCTCCCGAAACGGAGGTGCGCTTCCTTTTGTCCGATAAATTCCCGGATACCCGCTTGCATCCTTGTGATTTGCCAAGCAAGGTATTCGATCTCGATCTTTCGTAAAGAAGGTATACTTTGATAGGTGTTTTCGGTTGGCATGATTATTCGCCCTTAAATAGATTCTTTTCGTTCGCATATCGCATGAACTCCGCCATGGAGTGTATCGAGAGTTTCCGGAAAACGTTCTTCCGGTGGTTCTTTACGGTGTGGGACGAGATGAAAAGCGTTTCCGCGATCTCTTCGTCTTTCTTGCCATAGTAGCAAAGCTCCATCACCCGAAGCTGGCTGTCTGATAATGTACTGTTGAACTTCGGTTCACAGATTTTCTTAAACCCGTCACATTCTCCTCGTAGAGGGCAGCCGACAAACTCGAATTTGAAATTCCAGTTCTCATCCACGTCTATCATGTTATCGTACAGCCCGAAGTTGCATTTGATAAACCTGCGTACAGCCAAGAAATCACGATAGCATTTATTCCCATCGTAACGGGCGTAATACTTGCGGAGTGCCGCATAAGCCTCCGGATAGAACTCTTCCAAAATCTCAAGGAAACTTTGAATGAAATCCGTATCGGACTCTTTCAGTTGGCGTTCCGGCTGTCCCTGCTCTTTGATAGTTACTTCACCGGAGGGGGTGGTATAGAATTCTATTGCGCGCATACCTTATCCTCCTTTGGGAATAATTCACTGGCAGGAATGCCAAGTTCTCTTTCTATCACTTCTTGGGCTAACGCATCCGGTTGGTAGACTCCCGCTACCCAACATCTGACAGCCGATTCAGATCGTTTGGTAATGGTGGCTATCTTTTGGATGAAAGCCTTCTTAGGCGGCGTGTTGTCCATGGAGAAGTAGATCTCTCTGAACGAACGAGCGCCAGTCTCATGACCTTGTAGGTTTAATTTTTCCATTTTTGCCTCCTTACATTATTATATATATTCTGTACTTTATATTTTCGCAACTACTATTAATCAATGCAGGTGCAAATATGGAATAAACTTGTGAAATATACAAGTATATTTGCGAAAATCTAAATAAAAACTTATGTTTTTCGCAAGTTGTCGTGTAGATATTGTGCGTAACTTCATAAGTATGAATGTAATAGATAACATATTTAAGATAATGGCTCAAAAGGGTATCAAACAACGAACGTTGGCTGATGCTATGGGTATTGATGAGTCCCAAATTTCTGTAATGAAAAGGGGAAATCGCGATTTGAAGATTTCCGAAGTTGAGAATATCGCAAGTTGCTTGGGTGTTTCTATAACAGACTTGTTCACTTGGCCAGAGCGATATGTGCCGGAGCAATCTGCCGGAGAAAAAGGCTTAACTACCCCAAAAGTTATACTGCAATTGGAGTTGGAAGATAGTGATGTGAAAGCTGATGTGATAAAGTTAGCGTTTGGGGATAGGGTGTTAGAAATAAAGAATAGATAGTAATGAAATGGATTTATATAATTGGCTGTATATTAATAGCCATTATTTTCTATGTATTAGGAAATATTGTTCCATACAAAATATTTATTCCAAGCATAGACTGGAGTAAGAATATCTCATCTGGTGAATATTATTACTATTTTATTACAACTTTAGGAACAATAGCTACTGCTGCTGCTGTTTTTGTTGCTTTGTTTGGAGAAAAAATAAAGCAATATATTTCATATCCTAAATTTAAAATTAAACTTCATTCAGATGATATATTGGCAGAGAGGTCTTGTCAAAAATCAAGTAAATATTATAATTATTTGGAAGTTCATAATAAGGGAAATGTATGTGCTCAAAAATGTGAATTGTTTTTAGAAAAAATAGCATCGAAAATAGATGAAGAAATGAAACCTTGTATACATTTTGAAGGATGTGAACAAGCTTACTGGGATTGCGATAAAAAGCAGAAGAGAGTTATAATTCCAAATTCGGGATATAGAATACATCAATTATTTAGTATTGGCCCAAATCAAGATGTTTCAGCTCCAAATGGAGAAGGGACATTATCTAATATCCTTTTAAATATATCAGGAAAGGATATCGCTTATCCTTCCCAATCGAATCACACAATCTATACTATTGATTATTTACTCTATTCTGTATCATGTAAACCATATAGATTTACAGTTGAAATTCGATGGGATGGCAAGTGGGAGGATTTGAAAGATGATATGAGTCAACATATTAAAACAACTATCAAATAATATATCTCTATGAATAAGAATGTAATATTGATTGTGTTCGATGATAATATTGATAATCAAAAGCTTTTACAAGATCGCATAAGAGCAATTGATGATAGTTATATTTGCTTTGATAATTGTGGTATTATAAGTACGATATTATCTCCTAAGGAAGTTTACTTAAGATTATCACGAGATGAATTTTCGGAAGCGCATATTGCTTGTTTTATCTTGGATCTTGGATTTGAAAGATATTGGGGTATGATGCCTACTTCTCTTTGGAGATATTTGGAGCAAAATATGTCTTTTGGCAATTATTCATGTGAAGAAGAAGTGAATAAACTTAATAAAGAACTTATAGAAATGCAAAAACAACTAAGTGAGTCAAAAGTTGAATATAGAAGAATAGAAAATGATTTTCGTAATCTTCAAGGAAGCTATAGATTGGTATGTCAACAGAAGTCTGCTTTGGAACAAGAAGTATCTTTATTAAGACATGATTCAGAAAAATAGTTGTAAGTTTTTTCAGTTAGTTCTCTGGTTTAGGGTTTGCTCCATACGCAGTGAATTAAACGAAAATGCAGGTTTGATGCTGTAACTAAAAAGGATCCTGATAACTTTATCAATAAAGGATAAGTTTCTTGGTTAATGTTGACTTATGCTTTTACAAGGAAGTAATAATTGAAAATTTTTAATTATGGAACTAAAGGATTTTGTGAAAGAGACATTAATGCAGATAACAGAAATAGGGTAATAGTGATAAATACGATAATATATGGCAAAGGTAAAGATAAATAACAACATAAAATCCAATTATGACACATATAAAGTGCTCGTAGAAGGAGGCAAAACCATTCTTGTCTCACCTATTGTAGTAGACCAGACAAAGAGCAATCACAAAACAATCAAGGAAAAGGTCGTACAGGCAAAACATGAGTCACTGGAAAAGGATCTTGAATTTGTTGTACAAATAAAGGCGGACGACCCGACTGACTTTAAGTTCAAACTCAAATGTCCGGCATTCGACAACAGCTACTTTTTCAGATATGACTCAGCGGGCGCATGTCATCGCAATTCAGGCCTTGATGTCCCCATTGACCAGCAGCGAGTGCCTACACCGCATTTTCACAAATTTATGCAGACGGGCGAAGAAATTGCATACAAAACGGAAGTTTTGAAAGACCAAAAGCAAGCGGAAGTGCTGGAAGATGTATCTTTGTGCATCGCTCATTTTTGCACGGAGTCAAACACGAAGGGCAATAGCGCAGATACACCCGAAATAGAAGTGCAGTCACCTGGAACTCTGCCTTTTGTTTACGAAAGCGATATCGATCCTTTGAGTGGTATAAACTTTTAATTGACATGAAATTGAAATGGATACAAGTATTTTAAATAATATCGTGGAAGTACACAGTCGGCTCTGGAATTTCAAGCAAAGAGGGGAAACAGTCGAAATTATCACACCTTGCTTCACGACAAGCGACAGTTTCGTTTCCGTCTTTCTTACACAGAGAGGCGATGAGTTTGTCGTAACAGACGGAGGGTGGATTTCCGAAAAGTATTACAACGACTTGATTGATTTGGAAGACAACCATTTCAACAGATTGTACGAATATTATCTGACGCAATACAACATATCTACCATCGAGGCAAAGGAAAGACTATTCTATTATAAAAAGACAACTAACTGGGCGATGATACCCAATTTGGTTTATGAGGTCGCTAATTTCATATCTGCAATCGTAAGTTCCTCTTTCATCCAGTTTGAATCAAAGAAAGAGGCTGACGCAATCAGAAGATTCCGAAAACATGCGGACAGCTTTATTGCCTCTTTTAAAAGCAAGGAGCAGGTCGATTTTGGCAAGTCCATTCATGAAAGGTACAGCAGGGTCAAGTTTAATGCCGTAATCAAGAATAACAATAGGCTGTCTTTGGTCAATTACATAACCGGTTCAACTGATTACAATTTTATCAACAGTATCGGTAAAACCAATATGAACTTTGAAATCATCGAGAAATCAGGAATGACGGATTTTATTGACAAAAAGATAGCCCTGGTAAACGACATGGCATCCGGTTATAAAATGGACAAAATAGCCCCTTATCTGGAGTTCATGAGTGGGAAATCCCAACTGGAAATCGTCCTATGGAGCGACAAGAACAGGATAATGAAGCTTGTATAGTATGCCTCAAATAGTAGCTTTGATGGGAAAATAAGAAAATGCAACATGTCCGGAATCACATTAAAAATCGACAAGGGCAAGTCTTCCGCTTTCTCCGAGATTATGGGATTGCTCCAGTCTTTTCCGGGATTAAAGGAATGCAAGAAGCATTATTCGGTAAAGCTGACGGAAGAGGATATTTTCCGGTTCCGGAATGAGCTGGAGCGGATCATGCAACTCTTGCCTCATTTGAGCGAAAAGGAGTGGTTCGATATTCCTGCTTACGGGACGGATGAATGGGCAAACTGGATGATAGACCTGCATCAAAAAAGACGACTATAAATGTCGTTTTTACTATGTGTTTACAGTATCTGTTGTAACAAATTGATAATCAAATTGTATTATCCGCACTCGAAATGCGGTGAGCGGGTAACCGCTCCCTGGGTTCGAATCCCAGTCTTTCCGCTTGATAACTATAACTTATTCACGCAGAATACTAAATGAAGCATATCGATATTGCGATAATGTTTTATGAAATTTGCGATTTCCCTCATATCGTTTCTTAGTGCTACTTTTTGAGAGGGGATATTTGTGTCCCGTATGATGGAGTATACTTTGTCGAAGTTAAGGATATTGAAGGCGTATTCCTTACAAGCTATGGCGGCTTCGGTAGCATAACCTTTATGCCAGTATTCCGCCCTAAGCAAATAACCGATCTCCGGAACCTGTTGACCATTGAATTCTTGATAGGTGAGACCACATTGACCGATAAGCTCTCCGCTGTCTTTCTCTATCATCCCCCATAAACCAAAACCATCGTTTTGATACCTCCTTAATTGCTTATCAAGCCATTCTTGTACCTCTTTTTTACTGAACGCTCCCTCGTAAGCGTACATTACAATCGGATCTTGTAAAAGCTTACAGATATTATTAAAATCATCTTGTTTTAATTCCCTTAATAGGAGTCGCTTTGTCTCTAATATCATCTCTTTCATACGATATTTCTTTTTGTCTTCTCAAATTGTTGGATGACTAGTTAGAATATATCGCTCAAGGAATACCGGAGTTGATCCATCATCAACGGCACTTCCGCCTCCTCGATTCCCGCTACAAGAAGATCGGGAATATCTTGATTGAACTGCTCTTGGAACTTCGAGAAATCACCGGACTCTTTCTCCACGGCTTTTTTATAAAAAGCAAGCGCTCCCTTGATATTCTGTAATGCCCATTCCGTATGTCCCGCATTCAAGAAATCTTGGGTGTTGGGTTGATTATCCATGATCTTTTTGTAATAATTACGGGCCTGATCGTATTTACCGGTCAAGAAAGAACACCAAGCTATTGGACGCCAAGCCTTCGTACTTTTATTGTCCAGATAATCTACCTTGAAATAATATTTCAGCGCCTCATTATAATTCTTGAGTTCAAGATGGCAGTGGCCGATACATATTTGGATCGATAAATCATCCGGATTGAAAGCCTCGTAACGATGATAGTATTTCAACGCTTCTTCCGGTTGCTTTAAGGTACGGTAACAACCGGCGATCCGGCGAATAACCCATTTACTGTCTGGATTGATAAGATCCGCATGTAAATAAGCCTCCAAGGCGCCTTGTATATCGCCATTCATTTGTTTGCAGTAACCGATTTTCTGGAATAAGATATCACTTTCTTGATTTGCGTCGGATAAGCGATTGTAGATCGTGAGCGCGTCGAGGAAGTAATTCTTCCGGAGATAATACTCCGCTATAGTTGTCAAACTTTCCTCATCACTGACGTAAGGCTGCAAAATTGGCAGGTTATGAAAGTCTAGCGCAGATGTAAATATGTCATCAAAATCCAGATGTCCCGGATAAAGTTTGAAGAAACGATACAAGTCCTGTATGTACTGTCCGGATATGATTTCCAGTTTTCCCCGTTTACTGATCAATTCCTCCTTCGTTTGCTGAATCATCTCGGAGGCTTGGCTACCAAATTGTCCCATCATCATTTGACGGGCTTGATCCGGCAATTGCATCATACTGAAATATAAGGAATATTTATCGGAATTACACATGAATGCCGCAAGAGTCATGGAATCTAGCATATCCTTTTCCGTTTGATTCTTGCTCAACTGATTGCCAAAAGCGGAATGCTCGGTCGTGAATGGTATGAACCAGTTACCCAATTCCCGGAAAAAGGGGAAATGCTTTAGGTGCACGAAAGTAGAGTGCATTACGTCCGCACCTTCTTGTTGCAGCTCGCTGAACTCCTCCATTTTCTTCCCTAAGGAACTGTTCGATAACATATTCTGCCACTCCGGATTCATCTCGTTTCCGAGAAGTTCCGGATTGATATCCTTTAAGTTTATCTTTTGACTGATTTTAGGGCCTAGCTTGATCATCTCCGGAATGATCTCGTCTTGTAGCTTACGGGTGATCTTCTCTGTCTCACGGGCTAGGATAAAACGAAGGGTAATCGTTCGGATCGCTTTCGTGAAATTAGGAAATCCCTCGGATAAAGCCGCTAGTCGATCCGCTATCTGCGGATATAACGCCGTACGTTTTCTATAGGTATAGAGTGTCAGGAGAATCCCGATCAACGCGCGGTAACGAATCTCATCTTCTTGGAGATTGGCCGCATCGAATAATAATAGCAGTTTCTCCTTATCGAAAGCGGCTTGCAACCCCAGCATTAATGCTGATACGATTTGGCTACCGATGATAAAAGGCAACTCTTGGTCATTCAATAGGTTCCTGATGGAGGCTATTTCTTCCTTATTGAGAGGATTCGAGGTCCAGATCTTATTGAATAATAGGATCGTGGCGGATTCGATTTGCTGCTGCTCCGTAATGGTTCCGGTCGGAGTCTCTATCTTCACCAAAGAGGCGTTTCTCAAAACCTTATGGAGCTGGTCATAGTTGGTAAGCTCCTTTTGCATCATTCGCCTACGGCTATAATAGGAGAGAGGCGAATCTACCGATAAGGCCTTGTGCTTCACTATATCCGCGAACTCATAGCTGGATGCGATCAAGTTGTTGTATATTTGGTCTTGCATCGGATCTTTAGCCCCCTCGATCCGGTATCGCAACATATATTTATAAGTATCTTGTAGCTCGTTCAACCTGTCTTGGAATGAGTACTCACGTATTCCCGCTATTAAACCTTGGAGAAAATCGAACGCATTCTTTAGCTCCTTTTCGTCTAATGAACCGATAATTCGGTTGTATGCTTTATTTATTTCTTGTATTGTCATATACTATTAACAACAAATGGTATGCCAAAAGTATAGTATTTAGGCTAAATTTCCTATCTTCGCGTACCTAAAAATAAATTTAGCAGATGAAGAATATCCGCAATTTCTGTATTATTGCTCATATTGACCATGGGAAAAGTACCTTGGCAGACCGTTTGCTTGAGTATACCAAGACAGTAGAAGGTAAAGACATGCAAGCTCAAGTCCTTGACGACATGGATTTAGAGCGTGAGCGTGGTATTACGATCAAGAGCCATGCGATCCAGATGAAGTATAATTATAAGGGTGAAGAATATATACTGAACCTGATCGATACTCCGGGACACGTGGACTTCTCGTATGAGGTTTCCCGTTCTATCGCCGCCTGCGAGGGTGCGTTGCTGATCGTGGATGCGGCCCAAGGTATTCAGGCGCAAACCATCTCTAACCTGTATATGGCGATAGAGAATGACTTAGAGATTATTCCGGTGATGAACAAGATCGACCTGCCTAGCGCCATGCCGGAGGAGGTAGAGGACCAGATCGTGGAACTGTTGGGCTGCCCTCGTGAGGATATCTTACGGGCGAGCGGAAAGACAGGCGAGGGAGTGACTGAGATCTTGAATACGATCGTGGAGAAGGTCCCGGCTCCGAAAGGTGACCCGGAGGCTCCGTTGCAGTGTCTGATTTTTGACTCCGTTTTTAATCCGTTCCGTGGTATTATCGCTTACTTCAAGGTGGTAAACGGCGTGATCCGTAAAGGTGACCATGTGAAGTTTATCGCTACAGGAAAAGAGTATGACGCCGACGAGGTAGGTATATTGAAATTAGATATGTGCCCCCGTGAGGAGATCCGGACGGGAGACGTAGGATATATCATTTCCGGTATCAAGACGTCCCGGGAGGTGCGTGTCGGTGATACGATCACTCATGTGTCTCGCCCGGCTAAAGACGCGATCGCCGGTTTTGAGGAGGTGAAGCCGATGGTCTTCGCCGGTGTCTATCCAATCGATAGCGAGGATTTCGAGAACCTTCGTGCGTCATTGGAGAAATTGCAGTTGAACGACGCTTCCTTGACTTTCCAGCCGGAGAGTTCCGCCGCGTTGGGTTTTGGGTTCCGTTGCGGTTTCTTGGGCTTGTTGCATATGGAGATTGTTCAGGAGCGTTTGGATCGTGAGTTCAATATGGATGTGATAACTACTGTACCGAACGTTTCTTATATCGTGCATACAAAGAAAGGGGAGGAGATCGAGGTACATAATCCGGGAGGCTTGCCGGACCCGACTTTGATTGATCATATCGACGAGCCGTTTATCCGTGCTTCCGTGATCACGAACACTACCTATATCGGCCCGATCATGACACTCTGTCTGGGTAAACGTGGCATCCTGCTTAAGCAAGAATATATTTCAGGTGATCGTGTCGAGATTCATTATGACTTGCCGTTGGGCGAGATCGTAATCGACTTTTATGATAAGTTGAAGAGTATTTCAAAAGGGTATGCTTCTTTCGATTACCATTTACATGATTTCCGTCCCAGTAAGTTGGCTAAATTAGATATCCTGTTGAACGGTGAGCCGGTAGACGCTTTGTCTACATTGACGCACGTGGATAATAGCGTTACTTTCGGACGTCGTATGTGCGAGAAACTGAAAGAGTTGATCCCCCGCCAGCAATTCGATATCGCTATCCAAGCGGCGATAGGCGCTAAGATT